TAGAAAGCAGGTCTCCTTTATATATTTATCAACTCTTCATTAACGTATTCTTTTATTAAATTTTTTGCCTGTTCATATACAGGATTCATATTCATTCTATGAAAAACAAAATGTGAAACTTCTTTAATTTGGTCTTCAGTAAGTTTTGGATACAATTCTGTAACAACCCCATCAATCTTTAGGGATACCGTTGGATCTTGAATAAATTGTTTCATTTAGTTTTTATTTAGATAAAAAAAAGACCCCCTCGAAAGGGAGTCTTTGTAGTGTAAGAAGATATAAACTTCTTTCTTACATTAGGTTCTTGACAGCGACTCTTCTGTAGTAACGGTTCTGGTTGCTTAAAAGTCCACCTAGACCTTGGGTTGTACCCTCGGCAAATGGGTTTGCAACTAGACCGTAACGAGTCTTGAAGCCAATCTTTGGTTGGAAGGAGTTCTCTCCAACTGCTCTTACCATCTGTAGTGGTACATATGGGCAATAGAACAGTCCAGCGTCGTAAGGAGAAGATCCTTTGTAACCACAAACGTAGTACTGATTTCCACCTGTAGGTGCTGCGTTAGCACTTGTTAGGTTAGCAGAATAAGGATCGATGTATACACGATACTTACCTTGAAGAACACCAGCGAATGTGTTACCTGTGTCATCAACGTTAAGGTTAGCGTTGAGTGCAGGAGTGTAGTCAAGTACACCAGCCATGGTTAGAGCAGAAGCAACGTCTGCAGAACACATGATGATGTTACCCTTTCCACGACGAGTTCTTTGTGCGATTGCGTTCGCATCTCTCTCGATCTGGAATAAGAGTCCCTTAAACTTCTCAACTGACCAACGACCATTACTGTCGATATCTAGGTCGAACACACCAGCAGTAGCGGTGTTTTGTACAGCACCCTGTTCAGCGACCTTATAGATGGTTCTGATAACTTCACGGTTGATTTCAGCAAGGATCTCTGTTGAGAGAATGTTTGCCAATTCCGCTTCAGCATTCAGACCGTGGATTGCTTTAAGGTCTTGAGCAAGTTCTAAACTGTACTCTGCTTTTAACGCACGAGATTTAGCAGTAACTGTTACTTTCTCGATGCTGAATGCCATCTGACCGAAGGCATCTGTTCCTGTTCCACTGAGATTTTCAGCGTCACCTGTAACCATACCTTGACCAACATTGTAGCCAGCAGTTGTTGCAGATGAAACAGGGTTGAGGACAGCAGGGTTAGTTCCACTCTGTGAAGTTGTACCCATACCAGCATTACCATCGGTAAAGCCTGTCTCCTCGTCACGACCAGCATCCTGACCAGAGAATGCAGAATCTACTTCGTTGTAGAATGTCTCTGTTCCAGACTGGTTAGTGTAACGTGATCTCATTGCGAAGATCAGTCCAGTTGGGCCACTCATTGGTTGTACACCAGCAAGGTCATATGCCACCAAGTTAGGCATAGATCTTCTGATCAATGAGATAAGAACTGGATCGAAACCAGCAGTTGGGCCAGCAGCAGCTGAACCACCACCGAATCCACCACTACCACCTGCAGAGTTTGCAGAGTTAGTTGGTACAGCCTCCATAAGGTTGAGGCCAGAACCGAATGCTTGTTCCTCTTTAAGGAATTTTTCTTGGTTTTCTAACAGGACGGCGGTAACCGCTTTACGATGAGGATCTTTAATTTCATCAAGACCTTCATAGTTTAGTAACGGAGCCCACTTTTCCTGCAGTGCTTCGGATTGAAACATTTGCTTTAAAAAATAGTGTTTTCTGTTTGAACGATAATAAAATCAGTTTTACTTACTAAATCCAGAAAGAGTTCTTAAGTAAGCAGACATTTGATTAGAATGTGACACTGCACCTTCTGAATTGTCTACTCCTTCTGAAAGAGTTTCTGATTTAGAAGTTGGAGTTCCTTTTGAAGCAAAATAAGATTCCTTCAATGTCTCCAATTTTTCACGATAAGATTCTTCACTTTCAAACTCTACACTTTCAGCAAGTGATGCGAGCTTCTCTTTCTGTGTGGCAGCAAGTCCATCAGAAACAGATTCAAGAATACCGTTGGCAACAGACTCACCGAGTCTCTTATTCAATCCAACGTTCTTCTCAATTTGCTCATTGAGTTTCGTCTCCATATCATCAAGTTTTTCGACCATGCTCTCTAGAACATCGTACTTATCATCAGGGATAGATACGTAATGCTCTTCAAAGAGACCCCTCATTCCAGATAGGAATGATTCGGTCAATTCTGTTTTAAGCCCTTGCTCTATAGCAAGAGTATTTTCCGTAAACCACTCATCTGCAACGTACTCAAGATAACTATCAACTCTTTCAGAAAGTGCAGTTTTCTCTTCTGCGATCTTTTCTTCAAGGGTCTCTTGGTACTTCGCTTCCAATGCCTCTTTAACTTCGGCAACTTTGGAGTTAAGTGCGGTTTCGAATACAAGCTTTGCTTTCTCTCTAAAGTCTTCGGAGAGTTCTTCGCCACCTAATAATGCATTAACATCATCTTCGATGTTAACTTCAGGTGTCTCTTCTTCAACAACTGTTTCTTCAGTTGTTTCTGCTTCAGCGACTACTTCTTCAGTAGCGGGCTCTTCAGCAACTACTTCTTGTTCATCAGTCACTTCTGCTTCGTCTCCTTGCTTGAGAGTTTTTCCTTTGCGATTAGTAACTACGTCGGATACCTGCTTGAGATTACCACCAGGTGTCTTCAGCTTAGCTGAATCATCATCCACCTTGTAATTTTGAGGTGTTGGCCCACCGAGATCTTCCCAATTACCTTGAGATGTATCTATAGGTTCGCCAGGCTTACCAGGGGCATTCACTGCAGTATTTGATTTTTTGATGCCAGCTGCGACATCAATCAAACCTTCTTCCATTTCTTGTTTTTTACCACGAGACATTTGTACGACTCCGACTTTTTAGTTAAAATCTATATTTATTTAGAAGTTTTACAAGTTTGATAAGAAATCATTAAATAGATTGAGCTTTTTCTCATCTAATTGTTTCTGATCAACCAGTGTATTGATGGTCTTATATGTTTTTTCTGCGAACTTCTCACGCAAAATACCACCATCCCATACCCAATCTTTTCCTTCCATAATACCTTCAACGAAAGCATCAGGAGCAGAAGGATCGGCAACGATATCTGCAGCAGTTGATAACATAAAGTCATCACCTACAACATTGACTCCTTCACGAGTTGGTTTGAGAGAACCAATACCACGAGAAGATACGCCAAGTTTAACACCTTCTTCAATAAGTGAAGATGCAATTTTACCCATTGGTGTACCGAGAATTTTCGCTTTACCAATGAAGTTTGATCCATTCTCCTTAAGAGAAACGATCTTATGAGAAACACGATCAAGGTTTACAGTTGGACCTTCGGGATGACCGAGTTCTCCAAGTGCTCTTCCTGATTGAATATGATTCTCATTATAACGTCCAACTTCCTTGCGGAGTGTTTCCATTGGATACATTCTACCATTACGGTTTTGAATGTTTCCTTGCAAAAAGACACCCTCTATATACATCGATTTCTTGCCGTTACGATTTTCGACAAGGAATTCAACTGTTTCAATTTCTTCTCTGATGAGTTTCATTTAGGCATCCCCTGTTGTTTGGACTTGTTGGACATATAGTACTCCACCTGTTGCACCATCTGGTGTTAAGGCAGATACACTATTTGATCTATAAAGAGTAGCATGACATCCAGGATCAAATGCTGTGCTAATTCCAGAAGTATCAGCAGATACTTTAATTCTGGTTTGGAAATAACCATCCCTACCAGATGAATGATAAACGGTAGTTACTTCTGCATTACTAATTTTGGTATCATAATTACTATCACTTGAACCTGAAATAGTAACTCTGTCACCAACAACAAAAGGCATTTGTGTTCCTTCTGGACAAACAAGGGTTGTTGCTGCTCCAACAATAACATTAACAACTCTTTGAGATGATTTTGTTATTCCTAGTGTTGCAGTTCCCCCTGCAGGAACATAATAGTCAGAAGTTGTAGCAACTGGATTTGTACCAATAGCAACAAAAGCAGGAGCTCCTTTTGCTACTACTCTTACTACACTTGATTGTACTTTAAAAGCACTCGAAGTTGCTGCCGTTCCCGCCAACGCAATCGATTGTCCTGCTCCAACTGCTCTATGTGCCATTATGCTATACTTTTAGGATCATTTACAAGTTATTTATAAAATTATTCTTCATCATCTTCTTCAGTTTCGATTTCATCTCCAACTTCTGCTTCTGCCTCTGCGTCTACTTCTGTTTCGATTTCATCTTCTACTTCTGATTCTTGATTACCGAATAAACTATTTGCTACATCTTGACGATATGCATCAACTCTTTCTGCAGACTTTGCAAAGAGAATATCTTTCATTCTGTCACTGACTTGTGATGCAGAATCATCTGCTACCATCATGTCCATTAATTCATCATCCATGTTAATAATTAAATAACCGTTAATATTTATACACTATAGGTAGTGCAGGTTAAATTTCACCACCTTTTGGTAGGTCTTTTTTAACTAGAGTTTCCCCTTCTAAATCTGGTTCCATCATTGGAGCATTTGGATCTCCACCCATAGCATCCAAAGGAGCTCCTGTTTCTGGATCAACTGGTGCCATTGGATCAGGAACAATTCCATCCTCAATTTCTTTTGCCATCAATTCATCCTGCTCCTTAATCTCAACATCAGTCTGACGAAGAATCTTACGTCTTACATAATCTTGAGAATAATATCTACCAATATATGGTTCTGCAGTAGCAGCAACATTAATTCTTTCGTTAAAGAGTTCTGTTTCTTTTAGTTCAGAGAAGTGATTATCATATAAGAAATCATATTGAATATGATCACTCATAATCTCCCAGTCTTCTGGAGTCACAACATTCTTCAAAATTAACTGTGTTTTAAGCATGTCATGGAACATTCTAGAGAATCTCTTCCTTAAACGTCCAACAAATTTAGTGAATTTTAATTCATCACGTAGTATTTCTGATGATCTTCCTAAATTAAATCCTCCTTCTCCGTCCATTCTAGATGGTGGAACATTGAGTGAACGGTACAATTTCTTCTTGAAGTACTCAATGTCAGTGATTTCTCCAAGGTTTTGGCCTCCAGGAAGAGTAGAAATTTCAGTACCACGTCCTCCTTCCCTTCTGGGTAACCAGAAATCTTCCAACATCGCCATATACTTTTTGTCATCACGAATCTCTCCAGTATTTGCATCGTATACTAACTTGTTACGATACCTCATCATAACATCACGAAGGTATTGTTCTGCCTTAACTTTAGGTAGATTACCAACGTCAATATAGAATATTCTTCT